CTTCTTCAGGTGATCCTGTTAATGGAGCTACTGTATTTTTTAGAGGTGTATATAAAATAACAGCACCTTTAACAGTATCTTCTGGTAATGTGGTTTTAGATGGTCAAGGTGGCACAACAATTTACCCATATTACACATCCAATACTATTGGGTCACAAACGTACAATGGAGCACCTCCTGTATTTATTATTGGTACTGCTCAAGTTTGGCAAGGCTCAGGTAGTTTTTCAAGCACTTATAAGTACAATAGAATAAATGGTTTTATAATTAAAAGACCAGTAGGTAGTTCATATATTGGTGCAATTGGTGTTTTATGTTCTGGAACTAGAAATGCTTCAATCACAAATATGTTGATTGAAACTCAATACTGTGGTTTATATTTAGAAAATACTTCTGAAATTTTTGTAGAGCAAATATCTTCTATTGGTTGCAATTATGGTTTTATTTTAGATAGTAGAAATAATAGATCATCATCTCAAAGTGTTTTGAATTTATCATGTACAGGTAATGACGTAAGTTCATGTAACTTTAATATGATAACTGCATACTATCCACAATCAACTGGATTTATGACTATTAATTGTGGAACTATAAATGTTTCAAGCATGACTGTTGGACAATTTTCTACAGCAATAGATACAACTGGAACATTAGGTTTGCCAAATGGAACAGGGGCAGGTATTTATATTGATGGTGGAGCACCTGGAACAAATGATTTTGTTAGGGGAAGTATATTTACTGATATAGTATTTGAAGCACCAAGTAACATTTTTATTGATTGTATTTTTATTAATTCAACAACTGGACAAGAATTAGTACAAGGTATAACTTTTCAAAATTGTGTAGTACAAACATATGCTCCAGCAAATGGGTCATATTTAACTACTTTTATTTCAGCTCAAACACTTAATTCTGGATTAATTTCCAATATTGTTTGCAATAACTGTGGTTTTGTATATCAATCAAGTGGTTATTATTATGGTCAAATGGCAAATAACTATGGAAATGTTGGAGTATTATTTGATAGTTGTTATCCATTAGTTGCTTTTTCTAATTCATTGTTAGCACCATCAGATCATATTAACAATAAAGTAGTTGTAGATACTCCAGCACTTACTGCTTTTCCTCCAAGTGGATGGACTGCAAATGGTTCAAGTGGAAGTTGTACTTATGGTGGTGGTTCATCAGGTGTTCCAGCTTACATAACATTTACTGGAAGTACAAGTGCTATTACTATTTCAAAAGACTATGTATTTGTAAATTATGCTCCTTTAGCCGCACCTTTTATTGAGTTTTTAGTAAATGGTTCAACTGGCAACAATCTTTTAGTTTACGCAATTGTTAATGGTGTATCTGAAACACAAAGTAATAATGGAAACTCAACTCAACCTGGTAGATATAGCAATGCTTTATATTTTCCGACAAGCGTAAGCTCTACCAATAAAAGATACATTTTTACATTCAATCCTTTTTCTGCAAATTATGGATTTAATGATGTTACTTTTTATGTAGGTATTAATAATTCAAGTTCAGCATCAAATACTGTAACCATAAGCAATATCAAAGTTGGATATTTTGAAGGTCAATCAGTATCTTATAATCCATTTAGTTAAAATTATGAATTTTATTTGGAAAATATTAGAAATACAAGTATTTACGCTAAACAATTAGGAGCTTATATGGCAGTTAACCTTTCACCTATTGGTGGCGCAGGATGGCAATTTTTTGATAATAATGGTGTTCCTTTAAGTGCTGTAGTAACTGTTTTTTAAGGTTTAAAATGGAAACACAACAACTCATTAACATAATTCTTGGAACAACCTGTTCTGTTATGGGTTGGTTTGCTAGAGAACTTTGGGCTGCTGTTAAAGAACTTAAAACAGACTTATCTAAACTTAGAGAAGACTTACCAAGGACTTACGTAGATAGAAATGATTACCGCAGTGACATGCAAGACATTAAATCTATGCTGGGTAAGATATTTGATAAGTTAGATGGTAAGCAAGATAAATAACTTGTTACTAGGAACAAAACATGTCTTATAAATCACGTTGGGATAATGGTGGCTGGTTAGTCATCTGTGACCAATGTGGTCGTAAATATAAAGATAATGAGCTTAGGTTACGTTGGGACGGTCTTATGGTCTGTCCTGGGGATTGGGAACCTAGACAACCCCAAGACTTTGTACATGGTGTAGCTGATATTCAAGCTCCACCTTGGGTTAGATCAGAGCAGTCAGATCAATTTCTTCCTGTTTGTGATTTATTAAGTATTAACGGTCAAGCAGATTATGGTACAGCAGATTGTGCTGGAGCAGATAGAGTTAATGGGTATACTCCTAGTAACTATCCACAACACGCAGACTAATGGAATAAATAATGAGTTCTACTTACAGTATTAATAGCAGTCAAATTATCTCCCTAGCATTAGGTAGATTAGGTGTGCTTGAAATAGGTGATACACCTGATACTAATACGTACAACAATGCTTTAATGTCTCTTAACTTACTTATTAAACAAATGAGTGTAGACGGATTAAAGCTGTGGAAAATAACTGAACTTATTATTCCTACTACATCTGGTCAAACATCTTATGTATTAGGTGGGTCTACATCTACTTTAATGTATGATTCTTTAAATCCTACTGTAGCTATTACTGATAAACCACTTAAGATTATTCAGGGGTTTTACCGTAATATCCAAGTAACTCCTAACATAGATACTCCTGTACTTATTGTTTCTAAACAAGAGTACAACATGTTAGGTTCTAAGTTTTCTACTGGTACAGCTAATACTTTGTTTTATGATCCTAGAGAAAACAATGGTATCTTGTACGTATACTTAACACCAGATCTTAACTCTCAAACAAACATTCAGTTACACGTTGTAGCTCAAATGCCTTTGAATGATATTACTTTAGGTACTGGTACTTCTACTGATACTCCTGACTTTCCTATTGAATGGCAAAACACTTTAGTATGGGGACTAGCTGATGAGTTGGCTATGCAGTATGGTGTCCCAGTTAATGCTAGACAAGAAATAGCAGCAAGAGCCTTAGTGTATAAAGAAAAACTTTCTGACTGGGATGTAGAGGCTTCTAGTACATTCTTTATGCCTGACTTTAGATCTACTAACCCTAATTCTTACGGACGTTAATATGGCAACCGAAAGAATAGCACTTACACAACCAATAGATAGTCGTACAGGATCTTTTGCGACTGATGCTTATTGTGCTAACGTCTATTTTGATAGTAGCAATGGTAAAAGAGACTTTGTTAAAAGACCTGGGTTAACTAAAGTTGCTACTGTAGGTAGCGGTACAGCTCAAGGGCTAACTTCTTACAATGGTAACTTAATATCTGTTATTAATAACACTGTCTACCAAATTAATCCCAGTAGCTACGCTGTTACTAATTTAGGATCAACGTCTGCATCTACAAGCCAAAGTTATTTTGTAAATACTTTTCTTAGTACCTATTGTTTCTTTCATAACAAAGTTAATGGTTATTTAATAAACCAATCAGGTACTTTAAGCACCATTAATAACACAACTGTTGTAGCTATTAGTGTTGATAACTCAGGTGTAAACTATAGTACAGGCATTACTCTTAGCTTTTCTTCTGGTAGTGTTGCTGCTACTGCTACAGTTGTAGGAGGCAATATAACTACTGTAACCATTACCAATGCTGGTAGCGGTTATTCTAGTGCTCCTACTTGTACAATTAATTTACCTGCTACTCAAACTCCTACTGGTTCTGGTACTACTGGATTTTATACTGTGTCTGTATCTAGTGCTAGTGGTATATACACAGGTATGTTTGTTACTGGTACTGGTGTAGCACCTAATGCTATGGTGATTAACATTAGTGGTACAACAATAACTTTAAACATTGCTAACACTGCTACAGTATCTGGCACACTTACTTTCCAAGATTTAGGTTCTAGTGGAGTGTTAACTCCTGCTCTTAACTCATTTCCTGCTGGTCCCTTTGTATCTGGTGCTGTTTTTTTAGATAACTATGTATTTGTTGGTACAACTAATAACCGTATTTACAACTCTAATGTTGGTGACCCAACACAATGGAATGCACTTAGCTTTATAAGCTTTGAACAAACTGGAGATACTTTAATTGGTATTGCTAAACACCTAAACTATTTAATAGCTTATGGTTCTTATACTACCCAATTTTTTTATGACAACGCTAATCCTGTGGGTTCTCCTTTAGCTGTAGCTCCTAGCTATACTATGGAAATAGGTTGTGCTAATGGAGATAGTCTTGTTTCTACTAGTAATACAGTAATATGGGTAGCTGTAACTAAAACTTATGGTAAATCTGTTTATCTTTTAGACGGAGTCTCCCCAGTTAAAATATCTACTAGTCATATAGATAGGCACTTAGAAGCTGATCCTTTGACTCACGTTGCTGCGTATGTATACAAAATGAGTGGGCATACGCTATACATACTAACCCTATATAACACAAATAAAACTTTAGTCTATGANTTAGACGATAAGATGTGGTATACATGGACTTCCTATAANGGTTCTTCTGAAAACTATTTTGTACCAACGTTTTATGCCAATGCTAACAACACACCTTATTGTTTAAACAATAATACTGGTAGTTTGTACTACTTTAATACTAATGTTTACCAAGATGATGGTCAACCTATTTATTGCAGGTCTGTTACAGACATTAGAGACAACGGTACTACTAAACGTAAGTTCTATGGTAGGTTAGAAATTATTGGGGATAAAGTAGCTGGTAACATGTACATCAGTCATTCTGGTAATGACTACGCTAGTTACTCTACTCCTAGGGTTGTTAATCTTAATGCTCCTAGAGCACAGGTATATCTTAGTGGAGCTGATAGACGTAGATCTTGGCAATTCTTATGTTATGACAATGTACCATTGAGGCTAGATTCTGCTGAGATAGACTTTAGACTGGGTGAAATGGATCAAGAGCAGTCTGTTGGTAGTGGTACTCAATATAAGAAGTAACTATGAATCAAATAGTAGAAGCCATTAATTCTGTAGCCAATAAAGAAGGGTTTGACCTAAGCACTTCAGATAGCAAATTAGCTTTAGCTAAAGTGCTATTAAAAGAAGAACAAGTTGAAAATTCTATTGTCCATAGATTTGGTGGGGGTCTGTACATTAGGGAAGCACACTATCCTAAAAATACTCTTATAGTAGGGCAAGAACATGTCTCTGAGCACATGAATGTTTTGCTTAAGGGTAGCATTAATGTTATAGATGGAAACGGTTCTATACAGACTTTAACGGCTCCCCATATGTTTGTGGCTAAAGCAGGTAGCAAAGTAGGCTTTACATTAGAAGATGTTGTGTGGCAAAATATCTATGTTACTAATAGTACTGATGTAGAATACTTAGAGTCAATACTATTTATATCCCCAGATATTCTTAAAGAACACCAACAAGAAAAGCTTAATAAAGAATACTCTTTACACCAAGAAGATCGAGAAGACTTTTTATTAATGGTGAAAGAATCTGGTTGGACTTTAGAAGATATAGAGTTAGCGTCTAAACATAGAAAAGATTGCATTCCTTTTCCAGATGGTAGTTATAGCATTTGTTCTGGTGATTCACCAATACAAGGTAAAGGAATGTTTTCTACTGCTGTAATAAAACAAGATAGTGTTATTGCTCCTATGAGGCTTGGGGGGTTAAGAACCCCTGCTGGTTATCTTGTTAACCATTCTAAGACTCCTAATGCAAAAGCTATTTTAACGGGTTTTAATGATATGTTCTTAGTAACATTGCGAGATATAGGTGGTATGGTTGGTGGTGGTTTGGGTGAAGAAATAACTGTTGACTATAGACAAGTTATGAAATTAAACAATCTTTGGAAAGGAGACAAAACATGTCTGCTGGAATAACTTTAACTGGTCTTGCTGCTGGTGTAGGTATAGCTGCTGGTGTCAACTCACTTACTGGTGGGGGTGTCACCAATGCTTTAGGCATAACTAACAGTAGTGCAGGTACTGGAGCTGGATCTGCTACAGCTACTGCTAATCCTATGGCTCCTTATCAAGCCCAACTAGCACAAATGTATGCTGGGTATTTACANCCAGGTCAAAATGCTAACCCCCAANCTATGCCTGGATATACTCAATATCAAACTGGTGTTGTTAATCCTGCTGAACAAACAGCTCAAAGAACTGCTGCTAGTGCAGGTATGTTGTACTCTGGTAATGAGGCTCAAGCTCTACAAGGTGTAGCACAACAAGGTTATTCAGGGTTTATGAATAATTATTTAAGCCAATTGTCTGGTGGAGCTGGTGCTGGATTTAATCCCGCTGCTGCTGCTCAATTAGGTGTTAGCCAACAAAATGCTCAACAACAAGCTGTTATGCAAGGTCTTGGATCTATTAGTACTGGATTAGCTAGTTTAGGTAGTCAGTATGGTGGTGGCAGTGGTTCATCAAATACATCAGCTATGTCTAGTCCTTCGTATCAAACACAAGGTGGTACTTATACCTATGGTAGTGGTTTAGGTGATACTAGTGGTATGGGCACTGGCTCAAACTATGTTGGTCCTTAATAGGAATAAATTATGGCTTATTTAATGTCCGATGTTGCTGTTGGTAGTAATGCTGCGTTACAGTTACAGCAGAATATGGCTGCTGCACCTAATGTGCAACAAGTTGAAGCCAATAAAATGCAGGAGCAACAAAATACTCTGCAACAAGAACAGGCTAATGTTGCTAAAACTAATCTTGCTAATTTAGTTTCTGATGCTAATATTAAAGCTAGTGAAAAATCTAAAGCTACTCTTCAAAATCTTTATAACACTCCTGAGTTTCAAGACGCTGTAAACAAACAAGATAATTCAGCTATTCTTAAGATGACTCAAGTTGCTTTGTTTAAAGCAGGTGATACAGAAAAAGCTTTTCAACTTACTAGTGAAGTTGATAAAGCCAATGCTGCTCAATTAGCAAATCAAGAAAAACAAAATACTTTAGATGCCGTAGAAATATCTAAAGCTCATTACAATTTAGAAGCTGGTGCTAATCTTGAAAATCTTCCTAAAGAACAAAAAAATGTTTTAATTAAAGAAATTGGTCAAGCCAACTGGGATAAGTTTACTCCTGAACAAAGAATAGATGTTACTAAGAACTTAATGATGATTACTAGCAAAAGGCTTACTAATCAATTAGCAGTAATGCAAGATGAAAAATTAGAACAAGTTGGACAAAATAAAATAGATGTTGCTAACATTGGTGCTAAATCAAGAATTAAAGTAAAACAAATGGGTGTAGACAGTGCTGAATCTATAGAAGCTTCTAAAGAAAGTGCTGCATTTATTCGTGCAAAAATTTCAGAAGAAGGTAAAGATACTCGTGCAAGTAAACGCATAGAAGAAAAAACTTGGAGTGATGTTAATCGTGCAATAGAAAAAGTAGGCAATCCAAGAGTAGAGCTTAATTTAAAAACTAAATTAGATGATGCTAAAGCTGCTAGGCAAAAAGGTCCTACTGGTTCTATGGATCAAATTAAACTTGATAATAACTATAGAGACGCAGTTAAAGATTACAATGAGTACCAATTAAAAAATGCTCAAAGACAACTTGATATTGCTGTTAGTGCTCCTGATTCTTTTAAAGAAAAGAAATTTGTTGTAGACAAACTTAAACAAAACATAGCATTATTTGGTGGTGATAAAGCTGAAGAACCTAAGTCTACTACACCAACTGAATCTACTTCTAAACCTTACTTAGATAGTAAAGGTAATGTTAAACCAGATTGGAAAAGACCAGATGGTTCTACAAAAGGTCCTGGATGGTTAGGTAGACAAAAAAGTAACAGTGGAAAAGACATGAGTGAGTATTCTATTGGTACTGAAATAAATGGTAAAGAAGTAGACATACCTACATTTGTTCCTGGTTTAACACAAAAAGAAATAGACTTTTTAAAGACAGAGCCTAATGTAAAAGACATTCCAGATTCTATTTTTAATAAAGCTAAAACTCATGCTGACAAACTAATTAGTGCAGGTAAGTCTCCGTTTAAAGAATGGGAT